AGGCCATGTAAACCATGCCGTTGATGATCGCCGCTGCAAAGGTGTCGTCGATCGGGATGATTGCCAGCTTGAAATCGTCATTAGAATCCCACAAGACCTGTGCCGGCATCGTGGTGATACGGGTTAATAACTGATTGTTTCCCGTGGAACGTGGGTAAATCATAAACTCGACTTTGCTTTCAGGCACCCTAAACCAGTGTTCGACTGTGTCTGAGGCCGCAACCGCCTCCCACCCGGGTAAAAGCGCTCTCATAACGTCGAGCGTCGTCTCGCGGATCGCGGCGCCCGGAGTCGCGCCGGTTGCTCCCATATTCATTACAACGTCGACGATCTCGACGGCGTCAGCCGGGCATACTTGCCGGGTGGATGGTGATAGCTGCCAGGAGCGCGATTCGGTGTGCGCCCTGGGCACCAGGTTGATGATCTCCTTGACGGCCAGGTGGAATAGATCAAGGAGGTCCTGCTCGCTGTATTCGTCGTTTGATTCATCGAGAATCTTGCGCTCTGCCATGTTGATACAATGGCCTACTGTGGTGGTCGGCATCGGGGTACCTCCTTTATGTCTTTTTCATCCCGGACAAATGAAAGGTCAAGGCATCGGCCGTGCCCGCGACGACTCGAATCGTCTCGGGATTTTTAGCCGCGATTGGAATGGTTACCCTGCCGTATCCGGCCAGGGGCTCCGCATAGGCAAGCCAGTCCTCGGCGCTGGCCGCGCCCGCTGCGTCGGTGTGCGCTACGCTAAAGTTTGCCGACGTGCCTGTGATATTGGTGATAACCAGGTTGGCGACGATCTCCGCGCCACTGGGTACCGCGTAAAGCTCGTTTTCCGACGTGCCGGTCGGTGCGACGGCTGCCAGGCGCCCGTATTCGATTGTCATGGTGTCAGCTCCTTATATGATCGATTGCCAGTATGCGCAGGCCTCCAGCTCCTCGAATTGGTGATGGAGGTGGTAGGGCTGAGAATATAGGCCGTCGTGGTTATGATTTATCGCCGAATAGAGCTCATCGTGCTGGTGTTTGATCGCCGCGTACAGCCCGGCATGGTCGTGAACAACAAGGGCGTACATGCCTTCGATATTAACAATCTCGGCATACACGCCCGAATGATTATGGCCTAAGACCGAGTAAAGAGTTGCATGATCGTGGCCCGCGCTGCTGGCTGCGACAACGAGTTGATCGTTGCCGCGAAGATAGTCCACCAATTCATAATAGGTGATAAAGCGCTGGTTGGTGTCCTGGTGTCGACCTTCGCGGATCTCAATGATAGTTTTTAAGGCGATAAGGACATTACGCAAATCAACGTCCTCGATAAGGACATCAGGTATCGCCGGGATCTCTGTTCCTGAGATAGTCATTGATCTCAAACCCCTCGATAGCCGGATCTTCTTCCGGCATCATTTTATCCAGCTTTTTAGCGAGCTCGCGCCTGACATCGATCGGCCAGCGCATAACCTTGTCGCGGTTCTCATCGATGTAGCCGCGATAGGCCTCCTCGCCCATGAACTTGAATTCTTTGACCTTGGCGACCTTTTCGTCCAGGGTCCAGTCGAAATCTGTCAATGGTACCTTATCCGGTACCGCCGTTAAGGCCTCTAAGGCGTCGCCCTGGTCGTTGGAGGGCGGCGTCGGATCGGACTTTTTGCGTAAGATATTGCGCGTCATAGGCTCCGGGGTGGCTCCGACCGGCCCGGCCAGGTTTTTCGGTGCCTTGTATTCGCGATAGCTTTCCTCTCCCATGGCCAATAACCGCCGACGGTGAGCGTCTCCGCCGACGAAACAAACACGATCGCCATTCGCGTTTTTGGTGAACCGATAGCGCACTTGCTCAAAATCGACGAAAGTGTCGCTGTCATCTGATCTTTTGATTAGACATTCGATAAACATAGGTTTCCTCTCCTGTTGTCGGGTGTGTCGGGTTATCGGGATGCCCCTGGGAGTGTGAAAAGGAGAAAAGCTATCGGTGACCGCCCGACACAATCACTTAAAGCGAAACTCGCTCCCAGGGGCAAGGTGGATCTTTACTCGCCGTACTCTTTGCCTCTAAAAAACACCGAGGCCTTAATTCGCCCGGTAGCCGCGCCGGTACCCGGAGCGGTTGTCACATGATACACAACGTAACGCTCCTTATCGACGGCGACTTCCAGGACCGCCCGCCGGGCCGCGTCCAGATTGTCCATGCGAGCAACCCCGGCGGCCTGGCCCAGGTCGCTGTCTTTAATCAGCTCAGAATTTGCCAGAGCCGCAACGGCGCCCATTTCCATCAGCGCCAGATCGCCCACAAGGGCCGTGCCGGTGTCCAGGTCGTCCATTTCCAGCCGAGCATCGACAATGATGCAGCCGGGCGGAATTCGGGTCAATGCTACGACATCCTCATCGGCCAGGGCGGCGGCAAGATCGTACTTGCCCTCGACGACGTGGAGCTCTCCCGCGCTGTGGATTCCAGGCGTGGGGTTTTGGCTTGCTGCTTGCGCACTCAAAAGTAATGCCATGATAATTCTCCTTATAAAATTAACGTTAACGGTTATCGCCGGATCTTACGGGCCTGCTATGTGATTAAGCGGGCTGCTTAGCGGCGGTGTCGATGACGTACATCCCAAAATCCTTGCCGTTGAAAGTTACCTTTTTCACGGCGAAAATCGAGGACGTGGTGATGATTGCCTGGTTGCCGTTGTCTCGGCTTTCTTCATGCCAGGAAAAACGCAGCCCGGTACCGGCCGTACCAAAAGCCAGGACCATGGCTTGCTCACCCATAAAAAGGGCGCGAGCTGCCAGAACGTCATTGCCTGAGCCATAATCGCTAAACCGAATAACGCTCTCATGTTCGTGCAAAACGACGTTGTTATACATCCCCAGGGTGCCCTTGAAGATCGGGCTTTTGCGGCCCTCAGCGCCCGCAGCTGCTTTCTGCAGATCCAGCCATTGACCGGCTGCCGAGGCGGTGCGCACGTCAAAAACCTGCCAGGGATTCATCAAAACAACGAAATGACGCTCGCCGTTAATGAGAATGGGCTGAATTTTCGGCGTTTGGGTGTTGCCGTCGGTACCGGCTCCGCCGCCGCCCGATCCTCCGCCCATCATGGCCGCAACCGCAACGGCTTTATCGATCTCCGTTAGGGTCATTTTGTCGTCGGCGTCAAGCGTGGCCTTGGTTGTGCCGCCTGCATAAGCGATATGCTCGGCGTCCGGGGCGGTAAACGGGTTGTTTGCAAACCCGCTGTAAGTGGTGGGGTAAATGAAATCCGCGTTGATACCGCGAGCGCCTGAACCGTACATAAAAATCAGTTCATCAAAAGCACGCTGCCACCAGTCAGAAGACCGGCGCCTTGCGGTTTTTCTCAAAGAGTGAATCGTTCGCTTGCGGGTCATTCTGCCACCCGCATTGACACCGCCTCGCATCTGATCGATGTAGATACCGTCGGTGTAAAACTTCAGATCTTCCTCTTTATTTTCGAGGATATCGTCTCCCTCAACCGGCTGCATTTTGAGCTGCATGCTCAAATCAAAGGAAATGTATTCGCCGGCGTCGGTTTCCAGGTCCGTGAGCTGCTGGATCGGCATGGAGCTTTCTTCGCCCTCGCCCATGAACTTTTTGCTCCAGTAACTCTTTTTTGCAACGTCCACCGCCATAAAGGCGGAGTATTTTTTTACTGCTTTTGGATCATTAAGGCCTACGATTGTTCGTGCCATGGTTGTACCTCCTCAACTATTTTAGTTTTAGTTAACAGTTCATTTACAAAGTTGTTAATGCCACATTAACAACTGCCTTGCCTGGGGCGTCCTGCCCTAATCCCCAATGCCAGCTATGATTGAACTGGTCGGCTATGATTGAACCGACGGGGTACAACTATCTAACTACACAAGCGCCTAAGCGCGTTCGTCTTCTATCTTGGTCGCGTGCGACTCGGTTTCCTCGGGTACCGTTGTATTCAGTGAATCTACGCCCTTTCGTAATGGCCCCGATCCATCCTCTTTAAACATCGGATAGCAAGGGTCCGGCCGGGGGACGGGCTCTTTTTCCCTTAAAACATCAATGGCCAGCTCCAGCAACTTTAGAGCGGTCCTTCTATCGCGGTCGGTCATCGGATAAACCGGAGGGCCTGGCATAATCATTTTGCCTGGCTGAACCAGCGTATTTAATGCCTCAATATAAGCCTTGTTTTTTTCGACCTCTGAGTCATATTCAATCGGGTTTTCGTCTTTTTCGATCATTGGGCACCTTCCTTGTTTTTTGCGTCTTAACTATTTTCAGGTCCGGATCGGCGTCGATCGTCACGCGGATCTTGGAGGCCGTCTTGCGCTGAACGGAAAAAATGATCTCCATTTTGGCCAGCGAGCACGCCTCATGCCTACAAGTAATAGAAAGAACGTCGTTATCGGTTAAATCAGTGTGAAATGGCATCCGACTCCGCTCGGCCCTTGTGATAGATCTGTGGATTGCGCTTTGTACCGTCCGGACTCTCGATATGATCTACCATCCAGGGGTTTTCGCTGTCGATGGAGCTGTCTCCATACAGGATACCGTCAAACTCCAGATAAGTCGCCATTCGATCGATGATCGGCAAAATATAACTGTCATTGTTATTTTGGGCGCGGGTCATACACGCGATCTTGCTGACATCGCAAACCACATACGACCGGGTCCAGGCCTCATCGATCCAGTCGTCACGGCGCGAGGAGGTCACACTGCAGGCGTCTAAGACAACCTGGTCATGGCCTGCCAAAAACAATGAGCGCACAAACACCTTGGCCATGGCCCATACCATCGGCTCGGCTAACGGCTCGTATCTTTGGCCGTGCAGCGCTATCCGGATCTGATTGGGACACACGATCGGGTGCTTGAAACTGCGGGCAATCGTGCTTTTTCCCGAATAAGGCAGGCCAACCATTAAAATCAAATTGCTCATGTTGCCGCCTCATATCGCAACCGCTGCGCGTCTGACAGGTTGATAATGGCCTTTTCGTAGGCCTCTCCATCCAGTTTGTCGAGCCACTCGAATTCACCGACGCCGTCGTCGATTTCGGCGGTCGGCTTGCCGCCCAGGGTTTCCGGAGGCGTTTTGCCGGCCTCTTTGGCCTTGGCCGCTTTCAGGGCCTCTTTTTTCTTTTGCTCCTCGGCCTCCGCCGGCCTGGTGGGAGAAAACCGCGCTGCGACTTCCTCGCGGGCTTTGGCGAGAAGATCGGTCCCGGGCATGACGGCGCCCTCATCGGTTGCCATTATCCGGTTGACCGTCGCCGCGAAGGCTGCGTAAACGACATCATCGTCATTGATCCAGGCGTTTGCCTCGGAGCTCAAAAAGGTTTCCTGCTCGTATTCCCAACGAGTCTCAACGCTCTCGGTGGTAAATTGCTTGGCCATATCATCTTGCCATAGCTTTTGTTTGAGCTCGTCGCGGGCGTCTAAATACTCATCATAATCAATGGCGCCCTCTTGAAAGTCCTTTTTCGCTTTCTCCAGGCCCTTGGTGATTGCGCCCCTTTCCTCCTCGGTCAAACCGCGCATAATTGGAGGCGGGGCCGTGTCAGGGACGATCTTGACCGGCGTTTTATCCGTTTCCGGATCTGCTGCCGCCTCCGGCTTTTTGTCTTTGGCCGCGGGCTCGGCCTCGGCCTCTTTCTCGGCCTCGGCTGCTTTTTCTGCCTTGCGGTCCTCGTCGGCTGCCTTGGCATCGGCCGCCTCTTTTTCGGCCCTTTCCCTGGCCTGCGCCCTGGTGTCGGCATCATTTTCGATCGCGTCGGTTGCCGGGCCGTCTAAGTCGACATCTTCTTCCAGGGCCGCTTTTTCCTCCGGGCTCAAAAGATCAACGTCGTTGAATTCCTCGGGCTTATCAAAATCCACCCGGATCGCTTTTTTGTCTGAAATAGCTATCTTGTCTGGCATCGGGCTATACTCCTGTATAGTTGGGGGTTAATAGTTATCGGCCTCGTCCATGGCGTTTTTGGTCGACTTGTTTTTGGCTCTCATCGTGCCGGCCACACTTTCAGGCTCGACAAAACCGGGATCGCGATAATGAGCACTACCTTTTTTTAGTTTTTTTCGTTTTGGCGACATTTCTTTTCGGCCCCTTAGCAGTTCGAGCGCTTTTGTTACCAGTCCCATTAGAATTCTCCTTGTTTTTTTGGGTTAATGACATTTGCTTGCGGTCCTTATCCTTGCTCTCGACATCCTTGTCTTTGCCCTCGATCCCTGCCAGGACCTTGGCCCGCTCAATTTTAATCTTCTCGGCCTTATCCTCGGCGTCGGTTCGCGCAATCGCATAATCAAGACGGGCTTTGGCATCGATCGCGTCCGCCTCGGCCTCCAGCTTATCGACCTCGGGCGCGGTCTTTTCCTCGATCGCCTTGGCCTCGAATTTCAGTTTCTCAGACTCCCACCGGGCCTTTTCGATCATCAATTCCTCAAGGAAATCCTTGATCTGCTGCGCCTTTTCGGCTGCTGCCGCCTCGGCCTGTTGCTCGGCAATGACTTCGGGATCTTCCGGATCGCGGAACGGATCGGACTGGCCGTTTAGTTTTCTTATCCGCTCGACAAAGGCGTCCTTACTGGGGATGTCAGACAGATCGACAACTAAGTCTAAAATTTGCAGGGTCACCTCGGGCGGGATCTTGGTCGTAAGCTCCATCATGGCGTCAAACATGGCCTGGCGGACCGTCGCGGTATGGGCCTGCTCATCGACGGCAAAGTCGCCCTGGGTTTCAGTGATATCGTTTACCTTTTGGCCGTCCGGGCCTGGGGCGTTAATCTGAACGAACTCGGGCAGGCCTTTGGCGCCGGTTATGCGGATCTCTTTTTCATCACTCCAAAACTGCTCCATTAATGACAGCTTAATCTCGCCTGCGAGCTGGAAGGCTAAGCGGTAATTATCGAACATGGCGGCCGTGACAACGGTACCCATTTCATAGCGCTGGCTGATAGCCTTGCCGGATACCGCGTTTGTTTGCCTGCCCATCATTTCGTCATTTACCCCGGCGGTGCGCTCGATATATTCCGCGTCCTGGCCCATCAACATGACGTGTTCTTCGACTAATTTCGTCTCTTTGTTGATAATGACCTCGCTGCCGCGCTTTTTGAGGATAAGCCCGTCGGGCCGGTCCAGCTCCTCTTTAAAATCGTCCCAGTCGTCGGTAGCGTCGTCGTCGGCAATGGTCTGATTGGTCTGCAGGATGAAAAGGGCCTTGCTGCGTCGTTTGTTGAGGTCCTCCTGGGGATCGCGGAGCTGGCGGATCAACCCATAGGGCGTGTTATCCGACTTTTTGCGGTAACAGATGATCGGCACAAAGGGGAATCGATTATGGTTATAGGGGCTCTCCTGGTTGGCCAGGGCGCCCGACGAGCAAAACAGCATGCAATAAATCTGCATCCGAATTGCATCATAAAGGCTGGCATATCCGCCGTTGACAAGATAATTGTGGTTTTCGTCGGCTTTGTCGAACCGCACACCGTTTAAGGTGCCGAGCTCCGGACCTCTCATAATCTTGGCCCGCATAGGCAAACGATACCAGCCCTCGACTAAACGCACGCGAGAACGGAAGTACGGAGTATCGACGCCGTGCCACTGGTCCAGGAGAAACCCTTGCTCGCCTTCGACCGGCTCGATATCCAGGCCGGTCATTTCCTCGTCGTGATAAGAATGATCGTTGACCGCCGCCGCCTTAATGATATGGGCGCGGTTCGGAAACATCGCGCAGCCGACATCCAGGTCAACAAATTTCGAGCGGAAAAGATAGCGGGCGTCGGAATAATCCAGCTCATTGGCCAGGGAATCATACCAAATGTTGCGCCAATCCTCGAAACGGCTAAAGATCCTCTCGTCGCTTTCGTCAGACCTAACACCATATTCGAGCCAGCCGATACCGCACTTGGAGGAATCCTCGAAAGCACGCGAGCGCTGGAAGGCCTCTTTGTTGACATCAGACAAATATTTCATGCCCTTGGTTTTCGTCTCCGCGTTGGGACCGTGCTCTTTTTTCCTTGGCAGGATCTTATAGTCAATGCGGGTGCGCTTTTCGGTACCCAGTACCCAGTCACAAGCGGGCTTGATCTGATTGAAAACAAGGGCCTTTTGGCCGCGATCTTTGAGCTCGGCCTCGTCGTCCTCGTCCCATTGTTTGCCGTCATAGAATTTGTGATCGGTCATTTGCTCGGTCCGCGCCGAGGCCTGCAGTTGCCTTTCGCGATACCACCAGTTTGTAAGCCGTCTAAGGTTTTTCATAACCTCCGGGCCGTCTAAATATTTATCCTCTTTCGGGCCTGGTAACTTTAGATCCTCAAGCTCCTCTTGCTCGGTGATCCCCAACGATATCCGCTCATCAAACCGATGAATCTCTATGTTTTCAAACGACATAACTTTACCTCTCCGGGCAGATGCCCTCGTAAATCAAGTCGATATCACGCCAAGTATGGATCATATCGGCCAGGAAATCCGGATAGACGCCGCTCCAAAAATTGATTAAACCAGCTTTGTACCAATGCTTTGCGGTCAGCTCGGAGCACACCCCCGGGCCGATCGCCAGGTACTTGGCCAATGGCGGGCACAGCAAAAATAATACAAGACGGTGACCGGCATACCACGTGCCCTCATGGTGTTTCAGTTTATTCCAGCCCAGGTTAAACAAAAGCGGTGTCATCTTTTTGTGGCGCCCAACTATGATCTTTTTGTCCTGGTATGCCGCAAATAGGTTTTGGCGCCCGTTTTTCCACAGGGCCTCGAACGTCGTGCCGGCGGAATTGAGTATCAAACCGGAATGGGAATACTCGGACCGGCCGTCCATGCTGATAAATTTCTGCACCCGGTTGATCGCCCGGCCGAGCATCATAGGGTTTTGCGTGCAAAATATGTCACCCGCTGCCAATATCATTTTGGATCAAACTCAATATGAATGTGATTAAATTCATCCACGACATCGAAGTCTTTGCCGAGGACCTGTTTGATTTCAGATACGCTCACGCCCAGGGGCCGGATATCGAAGGCCTGGCCGATATAGTGCATTGAACCGGCGCCATGGTTGCCGTCGCGGATCGATGTGCAAAAAACATCCTTGCCCTTATCTTCGTACAGGTCCGCCACGCGCCCGAATCCCTTTTGAGCTGCGATACACAGATCCCCAATAACGCCGCGCTTTAGCCAGACCGTCACTCGGTTACCTCCGTCATTACCGTAGTGCCCTCGATGGTCATTTTAGCCTCGCCAATCACCTTTTTGGGTGCGACCGGGGCCGGAGGCATGTCTTTGAGTTGCTCGATAGCGTCCTGGATGAGCCAGGCGGTTTCGGCCAGTTGTCGCGAGTTCGGCATGCCCAGGTCAAACAGCTCGTAAAGATCAAGGCATTTGTGCATCATAAAAGACTCGAACGTCCGGGGCATTTTTTCCGTTAGCCTTTCGTAATGGTCCTCTGAAAACGTCCATATCTGATCGAGCATAATGATATAGCGCTTATCCTGGTTGGCCGATCGCGGTACCGCCGGCTTTAGTGCAATCGCCGGCTTTTTGTCGTAGTAGCAAAGCTCCGCTGCTATTTGTCCCATGGTTGATATCTCCTTGGTGCAATGGCCTGCATCGTCGGGAAAGGAATTTTTCGACCGCGAGCCTGTTTACCTGCCAGGCCACGCGGCCGGTGAAAGTAAACTGCATTTTACTTGGGGCCGAATCCGGTCCCCATCGGCGGGGGCAGATAATAGCGCACGCCAAAAGGCACAGGGGCAACGGCTGGATCGTCTGACCAGCCGATAGCTGAATTTGATACTTTTTCGATAGTCCCTCCGATATCGACCAGCCGATAGGTTTCCAGGCCGAATAGAAATATACCCTCCTCGGCCAGGGTGACGGTGTATTCGAGTTCCGGTCCTTGCCACAGCTTAACGGCTGAGAGCTTGTCGCTTTCGGGCGCCTGGTAGATAGCGTACTCGATCGATTCGCCCGCGTTTACCGGCGCGGTGGCATCCCATCCCAGGGTGATTTTGTTGGCAATTTTGTACTCGATTGCGCTGGCGTTTGTATGGAAAATTACCACCAGCGCTAAAGCTACGAAAACACACAACATATTTCTTGGAAAGTTTACATTTTTCATACGGCCATTGCTCCTCTGTTGCGGCGTTTCCATTTGCCGCTTTTGGGTTTGAGTTTGTTGTTGCCGACAATGCGCACCATGACGTACTGGAAAGCATCGTGAATATGAGAAAAACGGTTTTTGTCGGGCTTATCCATGTAAATTCCGGTATTGCTGCCCACCTCTTTGTAATGATAGCCGCCCATAAAACCGTTGATGAGACGCACACAGGAAGGATCGATTAGAAGGCCGTCGATGATCGCGAGCTGATCGTCAACCGAATTGTAGCGAGCTGCAGGGTTTTGCTCGCTCGATTGCACATCAACGCCATTTTCGCGCATTAGCCTGGCGTTGGAGGTCCAGCCGCCCTCTTTCGTGCTGTATTTCTGTTCGCCAGCCGGATCGCCCCAGTCAATCCACTCGGCGCCCGGAAAAGCCATGTTGCATTGGTGAACCGCGTACTTTGTAAACTGCACGATGTTCATTTTGTCCTGGTTAATCTCCTTGAAGACGTGCACGACGCGAGGCGCCGGGCAGCCGACCACAATGCAGGCGGGAATGTTGCCGCTGTTATCCCATCCCCGGATCAAGGGAATTCCGCCCCATATCAATGATTCTTTGCCAACATGATAGCCGCGCCTGAAATTGTTATAGACCAGCTTGCCCACGACAATGACGCCGGGCTTGCCTTCAACGTACATTTCCAGCCAGTCGAGGTGATCCTTGTAATCGGCAATTAGGTCATCGTAATAGCCGGCGCGAAGGTTGGCCTCGTTCTCCCTGGGGGGCTGCCAAAAGCCGTAATGGTTTTTAAGGGGTTCTTTCTCCGGGATCGGGCCGGGCACGTCGGTTAGCCATTTGAATTCGTGATAGGTTTCGTGCTCGACATCCGGCGGGTTGGTTGTCTCAATACCGAATCGTGGGGTTTTAAAGCTGTTTTGCTCGGTGCCGTCGGGCAGGGTTTTGGTTTCGTAAAGGTGTGCGGGAACGTGATGGAACTTTGCGCGGTACCAATTCTCGGCCTGCTTGGCAGATGGATAGCGGCCGATACGGGTCTTTAATATCCGCTTGATATCGCCGGCCACCTCGATAGACTCATCGATCCAATAGCCGGTGACCTCCAGGGACTTGAACTTTTTAAGATCTTGAATTCGATCGCACGAACGAAAAAGGAGCTCGACCTCAAAGGGGCCGAGCTCCTCATCTTCATGGACCAGCGTATAGATTTTACGCTGCTTTTGATATTTGCCCCATCCGAACCATTCAAAAACGGTCGCCTGGGTTGTATCGATTAATTCATCATACGTGTTACGGACAATTACCCACTTGGATTTTTTATATCCCCATTCGCGAGCCAGATGCTCCGGGAGGTATCGGCAAATATCCCAAGTGGCGCCCGTTGTTTTGCCTGAGCCGACCGGCCCGACGATGCCGCGCACCTGACCAGGGTGAGTATGGAAAGCGTCAATCGTCGGTACCGGTCGGTACTCAATTTCATCGTACTCTATCGCCGTCTCTGCCGCAAGGGACATAGTTGGGGGCCTGGGCCATGCGCTAACCTCCTGGTGTAGTTTGGACCGGCCTCCTGGCCTGTCAGATGCAATTTAAGCGACGATCTTTTATCGTATGTGAACCGTGCAGCCGTCATATACGCCGATTTTACCGGCGAATATGGGGTTTACCCTCATCTTTCTGTAAGTTAGGCGTTCTTCGGCCCCACTAAGTAGCGTATTTCCGCTTATCGGAGTGGCCTGCAGGGCATCGACCACGTCAATCCATACCCATTGGGCGCCTGGGACCGG